GCGTTCAGCAATACGCTCCTCGGCCATTTCCAGCGTCACGTAGAGCACCTTCTTACTCATACGCAGACACGCGGCTGCGAGATGCACAAGAAATAGCGACTTGCCAACATTGGTACCTGCGAGAACAATGTTCAATGTCTTCGAGGGAACGCCACCTTTTGTCATGTCATTGAAGATGTTCAAGTCAAACGGAATACGCGACTCCGCTTGATGATAAAAGTCATACCGTTGTTCGGCTTGGGCAAAGAAGTCATGACCAACGTGCGTGTCGAAGCTCACACCGAGAGCTTCTTTCAGCAGATCGGGAATCGCATGTGGAGAGGCTTTCGGGTCATCAAGCATCGAGACGCTTTTGCGTAACGCACAATACAATGCGCGGTCTTGACAAAACTTCTCCGTCTCTTTGAGAAGGTAGTCGCTTTGTGTCTCTTCATTAAGAGCATCCGATGCTTCCACCTGTGTGAGTGCAGAAAGCGCCTCTTTCAGGGCGCCTTCCGATAGATCGTGTTGGTTGTCAACGCCCAACCGCACAGCGGTGAACGAAGGCAGTTGCCGATACTTCTCAAAAAACTCTAAGAACACGGTGTACAGCGTGGCACAACTATTTGTCGGAAAATACTCCTGCTTCAAGTACGGAGTCACTTGTTCCGCAAACGCCTGCGACGCCATCAACTGGCGAAGGATCGTTTGTTCTAACAAAGTCATTAGTGCAAACCTTTAGTTTCTGCGTTTAGCAGTATATCAAAATTTGACAACGAAATGTGATGCAGCCATGCCAACAACACTTCACCGCAGAACAGATCGAAGTCTTCTGTCACATAAAACCCTTCGGGCGCGGAATGCACCTCCGTCTCAAACTTTGTTGGCACCATGCCGTCCGGGGTCAGTCCATTGGAAACGACAAACCGCTTAAATGAGAACGTCACTCCGATATATGGCCCTTTGATGATCTCCAACCCAAGGATGGGATCACCATGCGTAACGGGAATGAGTCTTGGAATGATCGTCGTCAGGATATTGGTGTCGATGGGTTCCATTACTCCTCGTCCTCAACTTCCACGTTCGACGTATTCGTTGTGGCAGCACTGTAAAGAAACACTGACTGCATGTGCGCGTCGATCTGCTTGAGCACGTCTTCAGTAAAGAACTTTTCCGGAGTGGCGAAGATCGCCTTCTCGAATGCCTTGGTGCCGTCGGGGAACTCGTACTTGTTCCCAACGCGCTTGACGATGCCTGCGCTCTCGCCGTATTCAAGCAACCCATAGTAGCGATCAAGGCCGCCGTCAAATAGAATGCGCGTATCAATCTTTGTTTCTTCTTTGGTGAGTCGCGACTTTGCCATACGCGCTGTGATAATGTTCCCCACCACTTCCTTTTCACTATCGCGGTCTTTTCGCTTACTTAGCAACACAATCGTATCGGCCGCGTATTTTGCTCCATTCCCGCCGGCGATTTCCTTTGTAGGCACATACGCCCCGATAATCGCATATGTGTGTGAAGTAATAATCATCGGTACTTGTAACTTCGCCATCTTAAGACGCAAGACACGAAACGCGCCACGAATCAATTGACTTTTCGTCATATCGCGGGTGTCTTTACCTTCTGTAATATCACCGACTTCTTTTCCGCTCGGAAGTGCTGAAAGAGAGTCGAGAATAAACAGTAGCGGGAACCGGTCTTCAACGGGAATCTTTGCGTATGCATCGAGCATTTTGACTGCAACAGTTCGAAAGCGTTCAATAGACTCCGGTTCTGATTTGACGATTCTGTCGAGTTGGATGCCTCGCGATGTCAGCATATCATTCGTGATGGCAGATTCTGTATCGAAATACACCACACGCGCCTTTTCGCTGGTCAAAAGAAAATTTGCAGCGATTGACAGTGCAAAAAATGACTTGCCCACAGCGGGATCACCTGCCAGTACTAACGCTTTATTGTTGGGTAGTCCACCAAATAAACTGCCAGACAATGCGGCATTGAGGATATAACTTCCACTATCAATAAAGCCAGAATATTCGGCTGCGCTTTTACCCTCGGACGCCAATGCTGTATCGGGGTCGTCAATGTCTGCTACAAACTGACGAAAGAAATCTTTGGCCATGAAAACTCCTAAACCATAAACACACAGTGAAAGGTATTATTCTTATGAAACATGTTCATCACATTATACCACGATACAACATTATGAATGTGAAAGTCGATGTGCTTCTGCAGAACGTACTCGACGTGCTCGGGCGTGCTTAGGGCGTTCGATGGGCAACGGAGCACTCAAGACCGGATCGGCCAACGTGCTCGTATCTGTCGCGGAAGATATGACTGAATTGCTTTCGGGAACGACGGTGTTTGCCGTATTTGGGGGTATGCTGGCGACAACGTACAACGCAGAGGGATCGGGAACCGCAGGCGTTAGCGTGAGTTCCGGAGTATTGTCAATGTTAGGCGAAGTATTGTCAACCTTATCAGGTTCGTTTGTCGACCCTACAGGTTCCCGTGCCAATGACTGTGCTGCGAGGAGTAACGCAATTGCCATCGGGTCGAACACCGAGATAATGATGAGAATAAAAATGGTGACGGTTCGATCCAGCACATCTACAGACGTATCACGATACCACGCTTTTGCAATGAACAGCAATGGGCCAATATCAACGGTTTGCTCTTGTGTGCGCTGATTGAAGACGGCAAGTGCTTGTTCTGCTACCTGTAATTCTTTGGCACTCTCGCGAGCACGTGTCTGTAGTTCGCGTTGGAGTGTTTGCTGCGACCGTAGCACATTGACCGCACCCGAGTTTCCCGATAACCGATCCCTTTCTGTGAGCCGAGCAATGATCTGATCGCCGGCATTCTTCGATGAGAACGTTTCGAGCGCATTTTCATCACGTGTGTATGCATCTTTCGCTAATGTGACGGCACGTTCCAGTGTCGTGCGTTCGGCGGCCGCTGCCGCCAACGGAGCTTGCTGCACCAAATACGCTCTGGAGAGATACCCGAAGATGCCAACACCCGTGAGCATCATGAGCACAAGAATACCCACGCTGACGTATGCGGTCAGCATTTTGGGGGCGTCGCGCCAATGCCGAAATACCCATGACGCGCCAACGAGTTTTGCTAACTCTAACGCGCTTCCCATAACCATGACAGGCACTAACGCACCACTAAAGATGTGCGCAAGACCTGTCACGGAATAGAATGCCGCAATGCTTGACAGCAATAACCCTGTGAGAAATAACAGCGCACGAAGAATGTGACGATGCATACAATAGTTCCTTAGAATAATGACGGCTCGTATTCCGCACTCCACTGCACATGTTGCAGAATGGCGTTGAGCGGATCGAGCACGGCAATCTGAAATTGCTTCTCATAGTCTATGTACCGTTCGATCTGCCATTCTGGTGGGCATTCATGCGGTGCAGAGAGCACGTGTGTACCAAACGGGTTCATGTTTCGCAGATATGCAAATCGAATCTTTGCGCCATCACGAATGGCTTCCAGATGTGATAACCCCTGCGAGGCGATCTTCTTATTGTAGACGATAGCGCCTTTCACGTGAATCGGGATACCCTTTTCTGCATTCTGATACCGTGTCAATCCATTCACAGAACGAGGCATCGCAATGTCTGCGAACGATGCGGATTCAAACCGCGCACGGGATGACTTGATATATGCCCAGATATCTTCTTGTGACCCACGCAACAGCAACTCAATCGCATGCGTGAGAATGTCACGCGCAATCGTGGGCGTCGATGACTTCACCGCTTCGATACCCATCATCTTGAGTTTCGGTTCTGTATGACGCACACCTTCCGTGTCGTAGACGTTCAACATGTATCGCTTCTTGGCTGTCCAAACACCCTTATCGGCGATAATCTCTCGCTTCATTGATAAGCACGGTACCGCGACATTCATATATTTAGCGAGGGATGCCAATGACGCGTCGATAACAGATTGAAGCCGTTGTTCGCAGAAGCGATCCAACATCGTCACGATCTGATGCGTATTCTTTTCACGAAACGCCTCTTGTGCGGAGACAAGCGCCCCGAGATTGATGTAGATCGAATCGGTATCCGATGCAATGATGTAATCCGCTGAACTCCGCAGCACGGTATTCAAATACGCATTCACGTCACGCGCAATCCATCGAATGACGAGTTGGCCAGTGATTGTCACCGCTTCTGCTAGATTGAGATCGTAGAAGCGGAAGTAGTTACTGCCGAGTGCGCCGTACGCAGAGTTGAGGTTCACCTTACGAACAAGTTGCTGATTGTTATACGCTGCGATCAGCTTGCTCAATTCTGCGTATTCGGGCGACGTTTTCGCAACCGTCTCCCGTTTCTGTTTCGCTTCTGTCGCTAAACGCTTGAACTTCACACGTTCGTCGTACAGAGTTTTTAGCATCGCCGGGAGAAATCCTTCAGCATCTCGCCGCGTCAATACACCATTCGCCGCATACGCGTAACCATCTACCATGTGTTCGCCTGCGGCATAGAGTTCTGCAATCGGGGCGTGCGTCAACAACGCGTCAATGTCGGATGCGGTATCACACTTCTCAATAATCGTTTCCGGCGACAAATTCCACTGACGAATAATATGTGGATACATCGACGCAAGATCGTAAGAGACGACCCATTGATGCTGCCCGACAAGCGGATCTTTCACATACGCGCCTGCATACTGCTCAGTTTTCTCAACCTCGCGGCGCGGCGGAATCTGAATCTGTCGCTCTCGCAAGTAGTGGTAGATCATGATATCCCACAGCCGCACTTGCCGAAACGTATCGACATAGTTTGCTTTTGCGCTGTAGGCCAACGCGCACACTAGTTCGATGAGCTTGAGTTTTTGATCGAGTTCATCGACAAGTTCCACGTCGCGCACGTTATACTCGATAAACTTGGAGAAGTTTTCACGATACAACTGCGCCAGTGATTGGTATTCTGAATACGACAATTTCCGTTTTCCGAGTTCCACGTGCGCAATGTGATCGAGTCGATAACTTTCCTGTTGCGAGTATGTGAACTTTCGGTAGAGTTCGTAGTAATCGAGAATATTGATGCCGCGAATATCGACGACGGTTTGATCACGCCCATTCAACGTTACGCGGCGTTCTGCCAGTCGTTCGAACGGTGACAGTTTCAGCGTCTGCTCATCCGAGAGCACCCGTCGCATGCGATTGACGATGTAGGGAATATCGTAAAATTGAATGTTCCAGCCCGTAATGATATCAGGATAGTCACGCTGACCTCTCCAGTCACGTAGAAACTCTGTCAGCAGCGCCCGCTCATCCGCGCACTGTTTGTAGGTTATCGTGTCGGGTGGATTGTAGGGTTTGGTGCCATAGACGACGACACCCGATTGATTGCTGTGGCGCCACTTGACGGTAATCGTGGTGATTGCATTGAAAGGATCATCGGGCGGAGCAAATGCCGTATCCGATTCGACTTCGATATCAATGTTCCAGATATAGAGACGCGACATGTCAGGAAGGATTTCAGTGGCCCCGTACATATCAGATAGCGCCATATACTCGGGTTGAATGTTTCCATACGCGTCAGAATGCGATTCAAGAAATTCACGACCGTCAGCAATGGAGTCGCATGTGTGCGGCAACAATGGTGTGCCGTCGAGCGCCGATACGCCGGTGTGTTCCGTCGTCGGCAAATAATATGTGGGTTGATACTTGAGTTCGAGAAAGTGGGGTGCTCCATCAGCATCGCGGCCACGGATGTAGCAACGATTGCTGATGGTAGCGGTATAGGTGTATAGTAGCGATGAATCGAACGTGCCGGAAAACTTAGGCTTTTGCGACGGATGCAGCATCTACTAATGATACTGCAATCACGTTAGTTCGTCAAGAGCGACGACAGCGGCGGTGCGGATGTTACGATACCCGAGCAATACGAACGATACGCGGTTTCCATCTGTTCGGTCAGCGCCGCGTCGTAGATTACATGCAGCGTCGAAATCCGCAACTGATCTGTCTCCGCATAGGGGCGCACCGGCAATAATCCCACACGCACACTTCCTGTTGACGGATCGATAGCCATATTTGGCATCACTGCATCGTCAACCAACCATGTCACGCCTTGATCATCAAGGCGCATACGACCGATCACATCCTCGCCCGTGGTGAGGTGCAACATACGAATCACAGTATTCTCCATGTTATGCCTTCTTCCTCTTTGTCACCGTCTTTGGTTTCTTACTGCCCGTTTTCTTTCGAGGCTTTGCTTTCGTCTTTTCCTGCAGACGCTTTTGCGTTTTCCGCGCTTTTTCGTATGTTTGAATTGCAGCAGGTGGTTCCGTAGTGTCATCCGTGTCATCTGTCACGGGCGTCGTCCATGACTCAAACGCTTCAGGCCAATCCTTATAGAACTCTTCATCGACTAACCGATAGTCAACATCATCATCGTCAAGGCGTTGATTCGCACGAACTCGATTCCAGATCCGCATGCCAAAAACATATCCGATACTTACGCATGCAATAATTCCTAAACAATACACAATGAGCATCGTTTTCTCTCCCTATTCGGTAAACTTACTGACAATTACACTGTGAGCCGCATCGCTTTCGCTCCCCGTTTTCAACGAGGGCGTCGAGACGGCGATGCATATTGCGCACCTCGTCATCCATACGACGTATGATTCGCTCTTCTACTTGCTCAATGCCACGCCATGTTTCAATGTGCTGGTGTTCGCGTTCAAGTATCCATCGAGTCACACTGACACCTAACCAATATGCGAGGCCTACAAGAACGACAGTAACAATGATGTACATATGCTAACCCTTTGTAAAAAGTGTGTATTCTGCTTTACGTCGATTTGTCAACCCCGGCACTTCGACCAACGTTTGTGTTTTCGGATCCCGTGCTTTATTCCATCGCACAAAAAGATCTTCGGAAACTGGAGCGTTCTTATTGACCGCTCTTCGCAGTGACGATTTTGCAAATGCGTATATTCCGACATTATAGCAAAAGCAAATGAGCGCGTCAATCTGGTTTTGCGCAAGCGGCACGGATACTTGTTCTTCGAGTTGTCGTGCCGTCTTCTCAACAAACTCTCGTAATGCATCCTCGGCTTCGCGCTGCGTACATCGTTGCCCCTCGACTACGGGCTTTCCGTTGAGTCGTACGGTACCGTAGCCGATTGTCCAAATGCCTGCGGAATCTTGATAGGCTTTCAATCGGCATCCCTCGAATTGTTTGAGGAGATCGAAACCTGTCGCGCTTAACGTAAACGCCATGATCAGGAACCTGTAGAGCCAAACCCTCCGACTCGCGACAGTTCCCGAGCGCGAAGCTGTTCTTGCCATGCGGCCGCAGTAACAGCATCAAAGTCTGGAATGCCAAATGCCGGAAGATATACTAACTGTGCGATCCGTTGACCATGCGTAATAGTAAATGCAGGAGCATCAGGAGGTGCAATAAGCGTTAGAAGCACCTGAATTTCGTTACGGTAATCACTGTCGATAATGCCGGGTGCATTGATGACTTGCACGCCTTTGGCCGCCAAACCGCTACGACTACACACTAGCAAACTTGAATGTTCTGGCAGTGCCACGTGCAACCCCGTTCGAACGCGCACAATTTGCAAAGGAGAAAGTGAAACATCTCCTTCTGGCAGAAATGCACACACGTCATATCCGTAGGCTTCAGTAGTCTGTCGAGAGGGAATCGCGGCTGTCGTATTCATGACAGTTTGCGTAAAGATTGGAATAGGTATCACTCGTAAACGCTCCATACTATTCATCGCTCCTTTAAGGTGTTCGACGCTTTCCGATCTCATACTTCGCGACCAACTCCCATTCGTTTTTTTCACGAAAGGGAAGTACCACAATTTGATTCATTGGTAGCAATGGCTCTTGCGCCCGTGCGGGCTGCACCAAGGTAATCAGGCCCCATTCCTGTAGCATGTTCGCAATCGTATTGCGCCGAGCACGATCTGTATCGTCGAATACCGTCTGCTGCATCTTTCCATCCAGCAAGAACAGTTCCTTGAAATGCACGATATAGTAATGCCCCTGCTTATGTAGAATATGGCATGACTGATACAGTTTCTTATCTTTGCGCGATGCAATGCCAATACGCGTCAGTGTCTCTTTCACTTTTAAGAAGTTGTCTGGTGATGTGAGGCGCACTTCGACGCATTGATCTATGATCGCGGCGATGTGCGGAGGTAATGATTTTTCATGTGCCATACATTCGACCCTTTGTCGAAACCATGCCGCCTTTATCAAGACGCTGGCGTATAATCGTTAACTGGTCTGATGTATGGAGGGGTAGAAGAGTGATCGCATGGCGCAAACTGCAACCATAGTATTCTCCAACCAATCGCGCATCATCAGACACCTGATGTTTGAGCCACTTACTGTAGCGTTTTCTCGGTCGGAGAATATTTAGAAAAAACAAAAACTGTAAACGTTTGTCGAGCCATGAACGCTCGTTCATGGTGTTCGCCGCCAACACGGTGTCGTGATGGTAGGAGAATGCGCGGTTCACCAGAAAGGGAATGTAATGCTTCTCGAAATCTGGCGCGTCAAGCAGTGCCGCATTCTTGGAATGGGACACCGCTTCCACATATTCAAATGGGCCCTGTGCCATAGACTACTCAGTCACATGGATATGCGACATGATCTCAACGAGACATGCCAACATGTTGAGCGACTTGTCTGCAGCGAACGCGGAACGATAGCTATAATCCGCCATCGTCAGAATGATATTGGGAAGTTCGTCAGGCTTCACATGCTTTGGCACCGTCTCTGAGAGCATGCGATAGAACGCGGCTTCATCCGCATCTTCGTGATCGCTAATCCACTTGCGCACAGCGACGAAGTTCGCGCTGCTCAAGGCTTTCATCAGCGTCATCACATCTTTATCCGAAATCTGTGCAAGAATCTCAGATTGCAATGCGCCTGTCGCGCTGAATCGCTGAAGTTCATTCAGGGTACGACGAAAGTCTGGAAAATACAGACGCAACACTTCCAGTACGAGAGCTTTGTCGTATGTGACGTGCTCCGTATCAAGAATCTCCAGCGCCCGTTTTGCGAACTGCGCCATCAGATTCGCACGTTCTGCCTTCGGAATGGTGAAGTTCACAACGGAGCACCGAGAATGCAGCGGAGCAATGATGCGGTTGCTGTGATTGCAGGTCAACACAAATACGGTCGTGGAAGAGAACTCTTCCATGAACGAGCGCAGTGCGGGTTGCGTCGATTGCGGATTCAAATAATCTGCTTCGTCGAGAATAATCATCTTGCGCTTGCCATCCAGCGACATCGACGACGCATACTCTTTGAGTTTCGTGCGCAACACGTCAATACCGTTTTCGTCTGACGCGTTGATGACTAACGTATCCATGCCAAGATCTGCGGCGAGGGCCCGGGCGACGGTGGTTTTACCCGTGCCCGGTTTCCCCGTCAACAGCAAGTTTGGAGTATCGCTCATGGCTTTTATGCCTTCGAGCGTTTGAAGGATCGATTGCGGAAGAATACACTCCGAGAGTGTTTTGGGTCGATACCGCTCGACCCACACAAAGAACTCACGCGTCATTATACTCACCTCTCATCATCAAATGGTACCCCCGCTTGGATTCGAACCAAGACTCCGCCCACATCTAGGGCTGCGAGGGTATAAGCCTCGGGTGCTCACCGTTACACTACAGGGGCGCGACGTTACTGCGCTTTACGCACAATCAGATACGCAATCGGCAGCGTCGTATGCTCCATGTAGATGTACGGCCACGAACTCACGCTCACATGATAGGTGCCATCCAGAATCAGATCAAACAGTTCACGACGAATCGTCGCGGAGAATTCGTCGCCGCTCAACGTCTCGATATCCTTCGTGTTGACGGGATACGAATACACGCGAGACGCAGAATTCTTTTCATCATGCGGCTTCACAATCACTGAAGACTTCCCGATCTCAAACGCAATCGTCGGCAGATTGTTGATGCCGGAGAACTTCTTGATTTCCTTCACCGCATGCTCAGGCAGCGTAAACTTCGCCTTTGGATTCGATGTGACGAATTCCTTCGACGGTGGTGCCATGACGACAGACGGATCCGAATACGGATACTCCACGTGCGACGGGCTATTCGCGCCACGAATCACAAACTGCGTCTCTTCGAACGTCAACGTCGGCTTCTCATACGCAGACACGTTCGACAGGAATTCGCGCAACTGATAGATTGGTGTCTGCTTCGGCCATGGCGTATCCAGTGTCGCAATCGCCAACAAACTCTTTGCGGGATGCGTGGTACGCTGCACGTCACCTTCCACCAAAGAGGCAGACTCCGCGATATCGGAAAAGTTCTTCAGGATCTTCAGCGTCGTATCCGTCAACGTATAGGTTTCACTTGCAACGGCATTGCTCATAGGTTCTCCTTCACATGAATTACATGAAATACTAACACGACATTATACACCATGACCATAAACTTCTTCATCATTTACTAACCATCGGGGTGCTTCTAACACACCCGCAATACGACCATCAGGATTCCTCCATTGCCATAACACAGTTTTCTCTGTGGTAACTGTTGGTTCGGTACGCACATACACAGTACGTTCACGCCACGGAATGCCGTGATAATCTGGTGCTTGCGACATCTGATAGACGGATGACAGCACGGCGCGAAGATCTTCAAGGGAACCTGTGTTCTCGACCACCACATGAATGAATTGCGCACCTTCCGAGAGAAATGCGTATTCACTGAGATGCAAATCGGGCACGTCGATGTTCATGTTCGTCAACCCATCTCGGCGTTGTACCCGCGCTTGAATGCTGGCATTAGTCGTCTCATCGAACGGAAAACTATCGGGTCGATAGACCCAAATATTCATGCCCTGTTGAGTGGTGACCCAATGCAGTTCGTTTCCGAATCGACAATCGGTAAAGATGCTTGGGATGGGGGGTGTGTGTTGACGCGCCGCGGCCGCGAGCCAGATTGACGAATGATATTCGCGGAACACATTCGTGCCAACTTCTTGCAGGATCATACGCGGTGTCACATCGCGACGCAGCACGTCAGACCAGTACGCGTCTTTTGTCTCACGCCATTCGCGAGATGCGGGCGTGGCACCTTCTATCATGTGCCGCTCCCACCCAAAGATTTTCGCAACCGCATCTTTGAGTGGGCCAGCGAAGCTCAATTCCTTACCGTTGGTGAGCGTGAGCAATTCGTTAGCAGCGGCATTCTTACCGCTGCCAATGAACCCACAGAACCCAAAAACCTGCACAGGATGCGTCAGAGTCTCCATCATAACCGTATGCGCACCAATGACGCTAATCGCGCTTGATGACTTCCTGTGCGTCTCTCGCGACGGGCGTGGAGAAGTTCTGCTGTTGCTGCTTGTGCGACAATCCTGCCAAGGCATCCAAAGAACCACCGAAGACGTAGGTGCCCACGTGCTTCAGCTTCATCCACGGGCAGAGATAGATCTCGATGCCGATCTTTCGTGCCCACTGGCAGAACATGTAGTCTTCCGACAAGTAGCGCCGCGTTTCGGGATCGATGACGGTATCGAAGAACGCATGAATCTCACGGCTTCCATCGAAGTGCTTCGTGCGGTTGTGATCCGGCTTGTATGAGTAGTCTGGATACGCCTCACGATACTTTTCGAATGCATCACGGCGCACCAGCATGAAACCAGTACCGATTTCCAGCACCGGAACAGGCTCGTCGAGGCGAATCTCCTTCGTGCCGGGCGCGACATTGAACACATAATCGCCGGAATACTGTTCAAGGTGCAGTGGATTCTCGTCAGCAAGACCGAGCTTCGCGGCGTCGTAGACCTTTTCCCATGCGATAGTCTTCTTCGGATACGGGCCACCCGCGACAGGTTTATCCAGCGCAAGGAGGGCAATCACATCCATCGGGTTGTAGTCGATATCACTATCGATGAACATCAGATGCGTGGCATCACTACGGAGAAACTCATCGACCAGATAGTTTCGAGCGCGAGTGATGAGACTTTCATTGAAAAGGAAGAAGAACTGCACTTGCACGCCGTATTTGATACACACGGCATTCAGATCGAGACAAGACTTTGCGTATGGGCCCGCGCACTGGCCGCCGTACATTGGGGTCGCAACGAATAATTTGCGCTTGCGGATTTCTTCAATCGGTACTTCAATCTTTGCCATGTAAGACTCCAAAAAGTTAATAACAATTCATAACGCATTCTACCACATACACTGCTATATAGCAGACATAAAGAATGAAGCGAACCAGAACGGTTCGCCTCGGTGGGAACGCATCACACGAATAATGCATGAATGAACATCATGGCACTTTTCGTGCTTGTCGGACGCGCGGCTGTAGCATGATGCTACAAGAATAATTATATCACAAAAAAATAAATGTCGAACACCACAACGCTGCCAGCGCACCAAGCGCCGCACCTACGACGTACATCACTTGTTCTTCGCGTGTCGAGGCCTCCGCGATTCGCTTGACGGCGGTGAACGTCAATCCCGCAATGCAAATATCTGTCACCAATGTACCCACATAGTTCACCGAGGCAATTGCTCGTGTATTCAGCGTGATGATGAAGTAACTGGCGAATTCAATACCTGCTAATTCTAAACACGGTCGGGTGAAGTATTTTCGCATTACGCTCCTACATTCCAGAGAAGAATTTTCTGATGTGCGAGAATATTTAATGCGCCTTCACGTCCGGATGATGGCACCGTCAGTGTCTGTGTGCGAGTATGTCGCCAATCGAGCAGTATCCGCCATGCTTTCGCATCATATGTCGGCGCACTCGGAAACGGAGGTGCATCTTCCGGGCGTACCGGTTTATCAAACTTGTAGGGAGAGCGGTGGAGAATCGCTCGACCGCGTTCGTGATCCGTCATGGTGTGACCGACTGACACGACATGCACCTCTGCGTCTGGCCATGCAAGTTGTAGACCACGCGAGAGTGTTCCGCTGGAGCCCACCGTCCACACCACGTCAGGTACAATAGGAAGACTCCGAGCAACACGAATGATGCTGGCGATCACCGTGGGATGCTCCAACCCAAGAGGGAGCACACGACGATGCATCGGGTCGTCGTTCGCATAATCACGGGCACGTTTCTGCGTCACACTGAGCATACCGTTTGGCACCCATCGATAATCGGCGCCGAGCGCAAGACCGCGATGCTGGTATGGATGAAACTTCGAAGGATCCCGTTGCGCCATGAAGAGCACGGCCTTTTTCTGGTATCGTTCGCAGACAACGGGGAGACTGATCTGCGCGTAGCCCGTCGCAGGGCATGAGCCGAAAACCCATTCACGCACATCAGTGTTCGATGGATCGTGCCCGATGAGATAATCGAGAAAGCGCACTTTAGAGCCTGCGCCGAGCAGATCGTCGCGCACCACCAAGACACCATCGTGTTCTTCGAGATGTGGTGTGGGAAGTGGATCCTGCCAATCACCAATGAGTGAGAGATAGTCGTGTGCGGTCGTCATAGGGAGAAAAAATAATAACGCCGTGGCGCAAGTGCACTCGCATCCACGGCGTCGATGGTTTCTATATACTCAATGACGCCTGTCACCACCAACGTTCCTGTCATTGAGGCTTATGGTATCACGGTTGGTTCGTATGCAACACGCGATATCACTTCAAGAGGATACGACACCCCTTGAACAGCATCTGACATGCTGGTGTGTGCACAGCATGTTTCGCCCTTGCGGGCTCGTCAGAGATGCAAAGACAAAACGAGGGGCCGAAGCCCCTCGTCATGACTACACGGTCTTCATCAGACGCGCGGCGCGGTCACCGATCCACGACGCCTTGCCGAAGAAGTTCGGGTTGCTCTCGACGAAGTTCGCGATCGCCACCTGACGACGCGTCGGAGTACCGAGGCGGTACGCCTTGATCGTCTTGCCGTTCGACGTGACCTTCTCGTTCAGGTACACCGAATAACCCGCCTTGCGAAGCTCCGACACCCGAGCAGAAACGTTCGAGATACCGAAGCGGCTCTGCGCCTGTGCAGCGGTAATATCGCGACCGGTCTTGAGGTAGGAAAGCAGCTTCTGCGTAGCGGTCATTGACGTGTTCGACATATTCATTTTACCTTTGTGACTGGCTCTGAAGTTTGAAGGGTGATAACCGTCGCCAGTGTTTTCGTTCATCACCATGAGAACTATTATCTCACATTGCAGAGTCGGTGTCAAGCATTCTTTTGCTTCTGTACCACGTCTGCCAACGTTGGCATGCAATGGAAATTTCAAAACGCATCACCAACAACGAAAGCAAGTATACCGCACATACATGCGGATGTCAAGCGGAGTTAGAGACTCTGCCAATCAAGGGAAATGATCGTAATCTCACACCCAACATGCCGCTTTCGCAGCCATGCCAAAACTGCCGTCTCGCTGGTGGCAAGGTTCGGGAGTTGCGTGTTCGTCGAAATCAATTGCGTACGATGCGGGCCGCCCGTCGCGGTCTGATAGATGTAATCAACCGAGAACCGCTTCAGTCGCGAGACTTCTGCGACGTGTGCTCGAAATGACTGCACTACTTCCACTCCGGGGTCTTCACGTAATGTTGACTGTACACAGCATCAAAATAGCGCGTAAAATGGCTATACGAACTCTCCCATCGCTTATCGATGGGGGCACCGTGAATATCTGTCGCACCGTCAACGGATGCGCGATATACGGCATCGCCAAGTTTCCAGAACCCTCTTCCATCACCCGCATGGGGATTTTTGGGCACGGCAATCAATACCGCTTTCGCTTGCAGCTTTGAAATGGGGAGGTGGGGAAGATTTTGTTGAAACGTCTCCCGCGCTTCGCGAAGCGCAATATGATCACTCGCCAACGCGGGATTGTCTGACGCATTGATGGTGAGGTAATTCATGTGAGCACCATGCACGACAATCGGCGCATCCAGCTTCACCGTAAAGATGCGGATGTCGTGGTTCGTGGGGTGCACACGCTGCGTGGCCACAAAGCCCGTATACGGCACATTCATGTAGGTGCCGCGCACCACATCTCCATTATGGATACGGTGAATTGACGACATCGCTTCCGCAATACTACTCACGGGTTTCGCCGACCACATGCGGCACGACCAGTATTCGGCTTTCCATTTCGGCCCGGGGTTGTCGCAGTTGTGTCGGTCACGATACGCTTTGCGACGGTCGGGGTCATCGCGTTTGATCTCCATGTTGGGATCGCCGAACCCGAGCTTGATCACATTGCCTTTGTCGTTCTTGACGTAGACATAGAACTTATGCTTGCCGTCGTTGCTGCGGAAAGGCTTGTTGAGACTAACACTACGCCCGTCATACTCGGCATCTTCGCTGAGTTCTTTCCAGTCTTCATAGGCGGCATTGGTCGTTTGACCACCTTTGAAATCTTCTTCAGTTTCGCGAATGGTTCGAAGAATCGATAATAGCTTTGATGCCGACATAGCGTTTTCCTTCAGTGAGTGAATATCGTTCGTTGTAATCTTGTGCGTCTTATACGACGGAAGACTGCGCCTGTGACGACATCGAAGGTGATCCTAGAGAGTCTGACTGCGAACCCACGCCTGACCTTTGGGGTTCTGCACGGGCGTATGAATAAAGGTTTGCACTGCTCGTTGTACGACTTGATGCACAACGCCACCGGTCGTGTTGTAGACTTCTACGTAGTGCTTTCCAAACAGTTTTTGATAATGCTCACGGTTTTTTTGACAGTTGTGCCAAATATCGGTAACTAATCCGTCTGGCAACTGACGCGGCCGTTGACGATTCCGTTCCAGCGCAACTTCAAGTGACGTGTGCACGAACACCATTCCCGTATCATATCCATAGTCTTCCAGATGATGTTTCTTGGTGGCAAGTTTTGCATAGTCATCACCCGTGCCATCAATGATCATCCCCAAGCGCCCTTGAATATAGAGTTCTCGTTGACGATCCACCAAAGCTTTCGCCCGTGCACGTGGGCCATGCGGGTCGGCAGTGAGATGCAGGAATCGAGCGGGGTCTTCGCGTTCAATGTTCGCGAGATCTTTCGGAGAGACATGCATTTGCTTCAGCAAATATTCGAACATGTGATCGCTGTTGACCACCTTCAAGCCGTAGTGACTGAATGACGACTTGAACCCCGCATCCAATCCGAAGAGTTCTTCGGCTTTCGTGGATTTTCCACTGCCGGGCCCACCCGCCATAAAAATGGCTTTCAGAATCCCCGGATCGAAGACGCCTTCGTCGAGCGTTAGGAATGATTTGAACGACCGCATGCAGACTCCTATGAATATGGATATTTAGGTGTATGCCTCCTCACATCGACGACAGAGATCATCGGCCCATAGATAGACGCCGGTGATGAATTCTGTGCCGGCATTGGTAAACCGACCGTATTCCTGAATTTCACGAATCCCGTTACGAATCTTTGGAATATTGTGTTTGGTGTACATGCTGAACGTCGGTTGATCAATGACGTGATGCTCGTACAGTTGCCAATCGTTCTCCGTGAACATTAACCACGCATACACACCGTGCACGACGGCTGACATCGGTCGCTTCACATCAAACCGTACGGATGAGTGATATAACTCAGTCGGGTCGTTGAGAAGTAACGCATAGTCGTGCGTTTCTATTTGAACACCCAACGTTTCCAGTCGTAAATGCGCATATTCATGATAGATACCCTGCGCGGTACCTTGTAAGTCATACATACTGACATACACGGCATGATATGGATATGTCGGTTGCTGATAGGTATTGATGTGCCCCGATGTGCATCCTCCTATGCCGTGCTTGGCCTCGATGCTTTGCCATAGCCAAACTTCATCAAGGTATCGCGCAAGCGCATCATGACCTGCTGGCCACGTCTGTATGTAGGGGCGAATCGCGGCTGCCCACGCGTCGGATAGTTCTTCCGACAAAGCAGGTCGCAAAGTATCACCCATACCCAATGATGATTTGTAGTGTGGTGACTTGCCCGAATAGACATCAATCGCACCGTCACACAATGTGACGGGTGTTGTCGCGGGATGCTTTTTCCATCCAAACCGCGTAAGATCTAGTTGCTGAAGTACATCGGTATCAGCACCGTTTGTTTGTGGTTTGGCCATCCATGTGTACATATACACCTCCACATCTATTTACGTGCGCGTACTGCATACCATTCGAGCGCACAGGTGACACACAACCCATATGATGATGCTTGAGGCGCATCGGTATGTGCGCATTTTCGTGCGCGTGGTCGCATATCAATCACAGGAAGTGACGGTGTGCGTGGAGACAACCGCACGGATACCGGCAGCGTTCGACTCACGGCAGATTGCGTACCGGAGATCGTGCGCGTTCCCATTGGTAGGTTTGAATGCACGGAGCGCCGATCGTGCTGCTGAAACCATGCATGCTGTTTCGGTGTTACGACTTGAAAGACTGGTGCTGTTTTGTGCTCCCACGTCATGAAGCCCTTGACGGGTTCTTCCGCAGAACACGCGGTGCACGTGCGCGTATGTGGAAGTGCTGCGAGACGCGCGGCACTAATCGCGGTTCCGCATCGGCATTTACGTGGCATTAGCGAAACCCGCCACGAGAGATATTCTGCCGACGCGGAAACTGCCATGTACGGATTAGCGCATCCGGATCATGGTCAAATACATGACCATTGACGACCATGCGAATAGAAGAAGTTGACGGAGACGACGATGACGGCAATACTTCTGCATGATACCACCATCGATGGAGCATACGAATCACATATTTCATCATATCCCATAGTATACACGATCACACGTACCGAGTCAAGTGTTTTATGCGTTGAGATCCATGACGCCGTTACTGTCGCCGAAAGACGTTACGTCAACACCCAACTTCTGCAGCACGGCTAACATTGCATTCGCCATCGGGGTGCCGTCTGCGGCATGAATGTGACGATGCCCCTTGATGGTGCCGCCTGCATGACCGAGCAGCAGGAGCGGGCAGCGTTTGTGGTTGTGCAGGTTCGGATTCCCCATTGGTGACCCGTAGATGACGAGCGTATCATCCAGTAACGTGCCACCCGCTGACGGCACCGACTTGAGACGGTCGAGCAGATACGGCAGCATACTCACATGATACTGGTTGATCTTCGCAAACTCCTCAATGCGTGTCGCCACTTCGCCATGATGTGACGTGGGATGGAACCCACCCGAGACGCCGCTCTTGGGATAGACGCGGTTCGAGGCATCCCGTCCCGTCTTGAGCGAGAACACATGGGTGGTGCCCATCATAAACGCGGCCACTTGCAGATCGAACATCAGACGCATGTGTTCTTCATAGTCATCCGGCACGCCGACGGGCGCATTGGGCAGACTGCGTTCTTCACCACTGGTATTGTGCGCTTCCGTCAACTGAATGCGGCGTTCGAGTTCTCGCACATAGGTCGTCATTTGATCCAAGCGGATCGCATCGGATTTGGGCAACTCGCGTTGAATGCGACGAATACTCGACTGCATGAAATCCAGCAGGCTGCGACGTGACTGCAATCGTTCGCGACGATCCGCCGCATCGACGCCATCCCCAAACAACGCTTCGAACGCCATACGGGGATCACGGATCATCGGGAGCGGTTCCGTCGGGGACGCCCATGAAATCGTATCGGTATAGGTGCAGGTATAGCCGTAGGAGCAGCCGCCCGCTTGATCGACATTCTCAATGCACAACTGCATCGACGGCAGCGGCGTCTGTTGCCCGTATGCCTTTGCGTAGATCTGATCAAGTGACGTGCCTACGAATACATCGGAGCCTTGCGTTTGTTTCGGATGCGATTGCGTCAGGAACACCGCACTCGCACGGAAGTGATCACCGCCAATCTCCGGTGCAGTGAACGCTTCCGCCATGCGCACATCCGTCTGACTGATGATGGTAAGATGGTCTTTATACGGATGCAACGACGACAGAATGTTCTTAGAGATGTCGAACTCGGTGCCGGTGGTCGCAGGCGACCAAAGGTTTTTGCTCTGCCCGTAGGTGGTGCTGCCGGCGGAGCCGTGAACGACTTCGATGGCAATCAGATTTTTGGGGGTGGTCGGAGCCGCGGATGCATTCAACGGAATCATCGCATCCAAGAGCGGGAGCGAGAGTGTGGCCCCCAATCCTTTGAGCACGGTGCGACGAGGCAGCGTTTTTTGTGTCAGGAACATGATGCTCTCCTATTCGACGTAACTATAACCGCAGACTTCGCACACCCACATGCGACCCTGCTTGTACATATTGTTGCCGCACTGTGGGCACACGCGATATTCCCGACCGTCTGCATCAATCAACGGTTTTTCATTTGGCTTCTCATTTGGCTTCTCAGGTGGAGGTGACTTGGGGGATTCGGGGGTCTGTGACTGTTGCGCAGCGTATGCCATTGTCGCCGCAACACTAAACGCGGCCCCCGTCAGAAATGAACGTCGTGAGAGCATATGCGTCTCCTCTATCAGTGCCACACACTGTGATGAGGCGTATCCGCATGATGCGTCTCGTTTTCCGCATGCGATCTTGGTGGCACGTGTCGAGCAATGATTCGAATGCGGCGCACAAACCATACGAATAAACACACGTAGGCACTACTGAGCGCAATAAGCATGAGTTTGACGTATAGCGACATGTGGATATTTAGGAATATCGCTATTGAGTGACAACTACTTCTGTGACCGCTTGTGAGTTCATGACGTAGAATGCGTGTGACGCGTCGTTCGGGGTCAATTCCAGATATGACGTACGTGGCGTCAAGCGTTTTGCTTCCGTGCGCACCTTGACAGGTTGATAATGAATATTACGGAGATCCAGCTCATGACAATACGCGACAACAGCACGAGGCGCGCCCTTGCGAATCGCCACCACTGCGTATGCATCCTTCACGGGCACGATCCACAATGCCTCCGCACGTTCAGAGCGCATGGGAGATGCCATCGTATGTGGAAGCTCCAATAGCATCCGCTTCTTCCATCCCGTGAGACTCATGGTCGCAACCTCGCTTGCAATGCGGGCGTCGTCACCGCATCCATGACCAGATGAATTCGTTCGTCGCGGCCGCCGTTGATCGCTCGATGCGGCCAGCGCGTATCCAATGCATACGCAGAGAACGCGGGCATGTGCACCTCCTGCGCGACATCATTCGCATCCCATACCGTAAAGATCACTTGCGGATTCGTCTTCAACGGCACGTGTATGCGCATCAATTGCCCGACACCGAATCCAGAATCTGCATCGACTTGATCGGTGTGACGCTGAAGTTCACCCCCGCCGGGCTGCAAACGCATCAATCGAATACGATGCCATGTAACATCGCCAAACGCATGGAGCAGCGGTTCCAATGACGGCAGTTGCGCACGAAGCGTGGTATCCTGCAATGTGAAATCTTCATGCGCATGCGCGGCTTTCCACTTCGCATTCATTTCCGATGGTTTCGCGATCATGTGCACGTCAGCACTATATCCGCGCACCGATAACGCCCCCCATGCATGATCCGCATTGTAGTTGCTGTAATGATCTTGATACGGTACCGACAGCGCCGTGACTTCGGAATACAATGCCCGTGCATGTGCTTCGACGTCGACCTCACACGGGCAAATGCCATATTGATGCACGGGTTCCACGGTGCGCAATCGTGACGAACCAAACAATCCTGCGTCTTCTTCGGATTCGCGTACGAACCATGCGAAGATATCACCGAACGTGGTAATCTTGGTGCCTGCACGGGTCGCGACGCGACTAATGTGCGTGATGGCTTCCGTGTCGCGCACCGGCACCTGTATCCACAGCGGAGATGGTGCCGTACACAGACGCGCAAACTCTTGCTGCCATCGGCCATCATTCCAATCCACTGCGAGATATGACAACGTACGGTCGCCCGCAAACCGCTCACCAAACGCGACATCCGGAAACTGTGACAGTGCCGTGCGCACTTTCGCCGTCGTGATCACATACGCATATCCCTCTCCTACGACAAATTCGTTTGCGTGGAGGCGTTCTGCAATTCGATGCTTCTTGAATGCTGCAAACGGAGACGCCATGTAACTGTTGTATGTGGTGTACCGCGCTTCATAGTCAAGCAATGTATCGAGTGTGTACCCGTGCTGCCACGGTTTCAATGGTTCTGTCATCGCGTCACCTGTCGCAATCCTGCGCGATAGACATCAAAGAACGGTGATGCGGCAATCGCGTCAAACGGAAGATCTTCCTGTCGCACAAATCCGCGCTGTGGAATCTGACCACGCAGATACGCATCGACCACCGCAAGACAGCCATGCGCGGTGGTCCGCTGAATCGCCGTCACGTCAGGGGTTGCGTGTACGATATGCTGATACCCATCAAACAGATGGGCACGATGGCCGTTGACGCCCAGATAGGTGCCTTCGACGTAGATCCAGATCGCGACGAGATCGTGCGTGGTGCGAGGCAACGCCGCGGAGAACCATTGTTCTGCACGATCTTTATGCTCCGCAAGTTTCAAATCATCGCGAAACATGTGCATGTACTGATAGTGACCGGGATACCGCAGCGTTTTGTAGTTGACGCGTTGGGCTTTGCCAAGATAACTGTTGCACAACGTGCCAATGCCGCCACTCGTATGTGCGGCTTCAAAGGTGTGCCCCAAAAACTCCAGCGGCTCCACGTCATCCAAGGCTCGTACCTGTGTGCGCACGCCATTCTCAATCACATCGCACGGTGCGCAGTATTCATTGACGAGTCCCGCACAACTCCATGTGAGTGCGTATTGCAAATGATTGAACGGCACGCGGGGGAGTGCGCCGACGCGAATGAGGATCTCATCAAGACGGTCGAACGGATGCGCCAGATGCGCGGCGAGAATGCTGACCATGCCCGGCGCTAATCCGCACTGTGGAATCAAGACGCTGGTGGTCTGCAGATTTCGAATGAGGTTGGTGTTCCGTACATCCTCTGAGAGATTGAAGTACGCGACACCCAATGACGCGGCTTCCTCCGCCACCGCGAGATTGCATTGATAGGGGAGCGTGTCAATGACGGCACACCCCTTGACGAGTGCCAAACGGATCGTCTCACGATTGGTGAGATCATGACCGTCACGGAGATCATACCCGATCACACGATAGGTGCGCTTGATCAGTTCTGCGTGGATGTATTGGCCAATGTGGCCAAGACCGAAGACGATAATCGGCTTCTCTTGCGGATGTGTCATGAGATGTTCAACTCCTGTTCGTATGATATCCGATCCCGATGGAAAAGTCAAACGCGCATTATGGCACTTCCATGCGTTCGATGCGCGTCTGCAGACACCGATGGTGCTGGTCATAGATTTCGATGCGCACCCATATCGTGCCTGACGTGCGCACCGGAATCGTCCACGGCAGATGTTGTACGCTCGGGGTCAATGTGACCACGGAATCGCGCACCGTCATGGCATCTTCGACGGTGACGAGCGCATACCTGCCGGGATCCTGTGCGGGGAGCGTGATCTCCATCTGTGTGACGCGTGTGTCTGCCCATCGAACGAAGGGCGTCATATTCCGTATCTGTATGTGCAGCGATGACGCACAATGCAGACTGAGCACACACCACCCGATGAGGAGACTGATGCGGGTCAGTCGCATGTGACGGTCAGCGTGACAGCACAGGTGCGTTCATGCGGGCGGTCGCTGCGCACAAGACACTTCCAGCACCGATACACTTGCGCACGTTCGTCATAGCGCCATTCGTGCGGGGGCAGCGCAGCAATCACGGTGTCAATCGCGTCGGCTTCCGCCACGCTGGTTGCGATGAAATGCGCATCTTCTACTGGATGTGGCTTCGCCGCGTCTCGACGAATCTCTGCCACCTTCGTCTGCAGCAGGTGAATGGCCTGTTCGATCTCACTCATGTGTCTGTTTCGATCCCGATACGCACGACGGATCTTCTCGGCGCAGGCGGGGCACCCCCGAACGGCTTGCGCTTCCAAGGCTTTGAGACGCTCAATGATGCTCTCGTAATACCGGCGATGGGCCAAGCCGCAGGTGGGACACGTCCATCCAGCAGGAACGGGATCAGGGACGGCGGGACATGATTCGGCACGCACGGCGGCGATCAGGGCCGTGAGGTCAGTCTGAAGCTCGGCCCCAGTCTCGGGCTCCCATGACTCCCATTTTTCAATGAAAGCGGTGATGGCCTGCTCCACCGCAGACGACGCGGCGGGCTGAGGCGTGGGGTGGTCGCTCATGCGTTCCTCGATTCGTTGATCGCCTGAACCCGCTTTACGCTGCACGTGTCGCCGCACGTGTCGCTGTGCGCTTCGTCGCCTGCGCGTCTCTAAAGTCATCCCATGACATATCACCCATCCTCTGATTGACGGATCGACTGATGACGACAAGATTGTCGTACGTCGTTCGCCCACCCTTGCTGTGAGCAATCTTATGACCCGCTACAGCGTGATCCAAGACCAAGAACTTGTTGGTGTATGCACACCGCTCGCCTTGCTCCTTCCATTTCCGAACCTTGTCCGCAAACGAGAAGTTGCGTTTCGGGTCTAACAATCGAATCACATTCGCATTTTCCAACTGAATCGCCGTCAACAGCATTTCACACTTCGTCGCGAGTTCGTGCGGCGCATACTTGCCGAGCAAGCGGGAAAACATCGTCGCTTTGCCGGTGCCCGCATCCGTCTCGTTCCAATCGGGATAGGGATTCGTGTCTTTCGGAGACACCGTGAGCTTCTTGAACGCGTTCATGAACGCATCCGTGATGTCGTCTGCACTGCATTCGTTGCCGAACTTCCAGCCTTTGTGTTCCTGATCGAGCCACATCAGGAATACATACAATGTCGTCCAATAGGAAAACACTTTGCTATTCCTTCGCGTATTGGAGAACTTTCCGAATCGTTGTGCATCGTGCTGCTTCGACGGCGGAATAATCGTCTCCATATGTTTGAACCGCCTTTCGATCGCTTTTCGCATCGTTTCGCACGATCGGCGCGCATCTTGCGACGTGTCGGATTCCATGTCTTCGTCGCCCTTATACGCGATGTCGCGATACATCTTGGTAATCTCGTCATCTGACGCATACCCCGTGTTCGTCGCAAACGGTGTCTTCAGCTTTTCGAACACAAACAGTCGAGCGAGACACTCTTCCAGTTCCAGTCTGTCGTTCGTGAGATGTGACATGATGCCGGTGTCGTTCGCACCTTCATTGATGAACCGTGACACAGGAATCTTATAGGGTTCGATCTCCGTATCAGGCGTCACGCTTCCCGTACCCGTGCGCACCATGCCACGCACGATTCGCGCCACCCAGCCTCGAACGCCATTGCGCTTTTCCTGTGCGACGAGGTCGTTGGTGTTATTCTTCATGAAGAAGATTTCCGCTTTTTCTTCGTTCGTCGTGTCTTCACCATATTCTTCGACTTCGATCGGCGTCTCACGCAACTGGCGTGCCAATTCCGTGCCGTAATGCTCGTATGACGCCAACTGCTCGATGCCTCCAGTTTTGCGCGGATCGACGGTGACGGTGATGCCGGCATCTCTCAAAGGCACAGGCAGCGCATTCAACTTCGTCACGGAACGGTTCTTCCCGTCTGCTGATGCATCTGACAGCTTGCGCAAGACAATCGTCTTTCTGTTTTCCAAGTACTGAAACAAGCTGGTGATGCGCTGCTGACCGTCAAGCACTTCAAGCACGAGACGATTATCCGGGAGGCGCGTCCAACTCGCGGTCAGCGTCAGTGATGCGGTACGGTTCAACGCGGTATAGACGATGCCGCCTTTCCATTCATCTGTCGCGACGAGTTTTCGTTGAAACTCAATAGGTCGAGGGATCAGCGTTTTCTCTTTCCACATCTGATACAGGGTATCAACCGTGTACAGATTCTTCGTAAAGCCGAATTCGTTTTTACTACTTGTCGTGTCGTATAACGTCTTCATGATACGGTGCTTTTTTCTTTCGGGTGTTTGGTGTACATCGAACAGATCAGTCAAAAAGGCACCGCAGTGCCATGGGTGTTCACTGTTCGTTGTTCGCACTCATGCGAACGAAACCATTATCTCATGGAACAGATACGATGACAGGCAGAATTGACAGAAAAATGTTCGAGATTTCTGGCATTTGACGGATCCGTGTGATCGATGACGCATGCGATGTGATGCATATTCCCCGTGTTTGTGGAATCGTAATGGTGGAGATGATTGGAGGCCTGTGGAGATTGGTGGAGACTGGTGGAGGTTGGGTTGGTTTAACGCGTGGGAGAATCCGAAGACTCCCCCACACCCGCAGCCTCTCAGAGACGTCTCAGAGACTCGCAGCGACGGCAGACTCCGCGACACTCGCTGGCACTGTCGCATCTGCGACCACCTTGAATGCCGGCACCTCATAGCTCGTCACGGTGCGACCGGTGCGCACCGGCACCACCGCAAGATTCATCTTCGTGCGAATCTCCCACATATAGGTGGCCAAGCGATACTTCGTAGACTTTCCATTCACCATCAGCACCGCATCGAGATCCGGATCATTGACCGCGATCATGCCCTGCTTCGACTTGATCACATCCGCGACTTTTTCAAACATCTTCTGCATTGTCTGTTCCTTGTGTGTGTTGTGAGTAATGCACGCGTCTTACGCAATGAACGGCATCACCGCATTGATTAAGACGCGATTTTGAGCGGCCGCTACGTTACTCTTCGTAAAGGCACTCATGATTCGGCGATTCGTCATCGTCGAAGTATCGAGATCTTCAAACGTGTCATCCTGCATATCCAGCTTGCGGTTCGACACGATAATCGCGGTATCCGCAAACAGGCTCGGCAGATCCTTCCGTGTCACCGCAGCAATCTTGTCATCCGCGAGACGCGCACCGTACGGCGCGGCGACTTGGTACACATCCTTGGCATCCGTCAACGAGCCCAACGCGCTCGCCATCGTCCCGACGGCACGATGACTACGGCAATCCGCGTCGCGACCGATATACAAGCGAATCAGGGAGACACCGAGGCCCACCGTATAAACATGATGCATCAGACGGTTCAGCAGGTGTCGATCCGTCGTGTATCCCCAATACGTATCCGGCGCGTCTGTGAACCCCACAAACGTGCGATGCGTCAGCGTGTCGCGCACGATCACGCGAGCCGCCCCCGGAGACGACGAGATGCGCTGCTCACCCGCATACAGACCGTCGGAGTCTTCACCATCCGTCAGCACCATGACTGTCATCTTTTGCAAGCCCAGCGACTCGCGCATGCGCAGGACATGCGTTTCCATGACGAGCATGCCACCGTAGAGCGGCGTGGCCGCGAGACGCACATACGGCGCGAGATGCGCGTCGAATCCCGAGAACGCGCAATGCAACTGCGCAAGACTGCGCAACTGCGCGGCCATCGGCACCTTCGACGTCGTATCCAAGACTGTCACCAACTGCACCGCACGCGGCATCAATCGCTGCGCGTTCGGCATCAACGGACTGTGATACGACGTCTGAAAGACAAACGCTTGCACCGGAATGCGCACCTGCTTGGCGAACAATCCGAAGAGAAACACCTGCTCGATGACATCCGGAAACACACCCGACATACTGCCGGAACCGTCGATCAGGAGCATCAAACCGTGTGACTGGCCGTTCGGAAGAATCGTCACTTGCTGGAACAAATCTTCACGGAACTGATAGAACGGCAACTTCTTCAGGTTCAGACGACCCGTCGTCGCGACTCGCGCACGTTCCAACTGCTTGGCGCTCTTGCGACGTTCGAACTCTCGCGCCATGTGCGCGGCAGTCGGTGCATACTGACGCGTCAGCGTTTCCAGCGATGCCGTGAT